TTTTTTTTTTCAAGCAGAAGACGGCATACGAGATCTAGTACGGTCTCGTGGGCTCGGAGATGTGTATAAGAGACAGAGCTAACTTCAAGTCCTAATACTCCTGAAGCCCAACTCTGGGAAGGCTACGGCACAGCCCTAAAGCCCGCCTATGAGCCTATTATCCTTGCCATGAATCCCTTAGATGGTACATTCGCTAATAACGCCTTGAAACATGGAGTAGCAGGGCTGAATATAGATGAGTGCCGAGTTGGCACTGATATTGTTGGATGGAATGGGCTCGGTGATACTCCTCGCAATACCTATATGGAAGGATGGAATCCAGATGGTATCCAGCGTAGAGTAAGAGGTCGTTTCCCAGCTAACCTTATACATGATGGCTCACAGATGGTTTTGGAGTTGTTCCCTGAGAGTAGGGACGGTGTAGCATCAGCCGAGTCAGGAAGGATGGGTTATCACGGCGGACGACCTAGCTCTACTTCAAGAGTTGGATATGGGGGGAATGGTTCCGCCGCCCGCTTCTTCTACTGTGCTAAGGCGAGTAAGACGGAGAGGGATAGGGGGCTAGAAGGATTGCCGGAATCACAGGCGGACTTAGAATATAGGCCAAATGATAATGGCAGCTCAGGCTTACAATCAAGGCTGCATGGGGCGACGATCAAGGGGCACAACAATCATCCCACAGTCAAACCCCTTGCCCTTATGGAATACCTGGTCAAGCTGGTCAAGATGCCGGAGTATAACTTAATCATAGACCCGTTCTGTGGGAGTGGGACAACTCTCTTGGCCTGTATCAGATTAGGGATTCCGTGTATTGGGATAGACAGCGATGAAAAGGCTTGCGAGATTGCAGCTAAGCGATGTTCACAATAAAAGGAGGGCACACATGAAAGACGGATACTACTGGGCAAGGAAGATGCAAGAGTGGGAGATAGTAGAGGTATTAGATGATGTGGTATGGGTGCTAGGGGACGATGACGAATACACAGAGGACGACTTTGAGTTTGGGGACGAGATATAAGTGGACATAGAGACTGAATCAGAGGAATTCTACGGAATATGGTTGCCGTTCACTTACGGGATAGACAGTGAGCCGAAATAAAATGGTTGATTACCAGATGATGGTAAAGATGCTAGTAAAGGTCCCTGCCCGATGTTATGTTCTGATATTGAACAGAATAAGTGGGTGGGAGTGCGTGATATGTCTAAACTAATAGACAAATTATTATGCTGGTTAGTAGGGCACAGGTGGGAGTATTCCGAGGACGGGACTCAAGGGAAGTGCTTACATTGCGGTAAAGAGGTTGTGTGGCGTAAAGGGGGGTAATGGAAGTAATAGACCAGATCGGCGAGAAGCTAGAGATCCGTGACCCTCTGAAGTTCTTTGAGCACGTTAAGATTTTAGATGCTACTACTAATCAGATTATTAAGTACGAGATGTGGCCTCATCTTGTTGAATTCATCAAGGCCGTCTTTGAGCATAAGCAGGTAATAGGTCTCAAGTCAAAGCAGGTAGGGTTTTCCTGGACTTTAGCAGCGTTGGCAGTCTTGTGGTGTCAGAAAGTGGGTGCCAACGTCATTATGATCTCCAAAGGTGAGGACGAGGCTAAGGAATTACTAAGGAAAGCGAAGTTCATTTACAATCAACTTCCTAAATATCTCCAGTCGGAGACTGGGGCTGACAGTGCGTTTTCGATCTCGTTCAAGAACAAGCACTCCCGAATTCACACGTTGCCGTCAACGGAGTTCGCGGGTGTTGGGGAAACGGCTTCGCTCGTCATCTGGGACGAGAATGAGTTTCACCCTAACGCTTCTGAGAACTGGGGGCATCTTAAGCCCACTATAGACGCTGGTGCTCATGGCGTTGTTGTTTCTACGGCTAATCCTACTAAATTAGACAGTCATTTTAAGATTCTGTGGCGTGAGGCGAAGGCCGGGAATAACAATTTCTACCCAATGTTCATCCCCTGGGACGCGGTTCCCAACAGGAATGAGGACTGGTTAGAGCGTGTTAAGAAGGATTATTACCTTGAATGGCAGGTTCATGCCGATTATCCCGCAACAGAGGCAGAAGCCCTCTCTCCCACTACTGGTAGAGTGGTCTTTGACTCCGAGATTTTGCAGAAATTACTGGACGAAGCGTTGAAAGAAGAGGAGATCAGGCAGGGTGTAGTCCATATTTACCACCGTCCGAGGATCGGAACACAGTATATAGCGGGTGTGGACATGGCAGAAGGTCGTGGCGGGGACTATTCCGTCTTATGGTTGGAGGGGAAAGAGGGTTTGCGGAGGGAATTAGTCGCTGTAATACACTCAAACAGGATTTTACCCGACACTTTTGCCTATATAGGGTACGAATTACTCAAAGAATACTACAATCCGAGGGTAATTTGCGGTGCGGACGCTTGGGGGCAGATGTTCATAAGCCCTTTACTGGCGTTAGGCTACGATAGAGGGAAGATCTACTCTTCTGAGGCCAAACGGGAGAAGTTAGGGTACAAAGAAACGGGTTCTACAAGGGACAGAGACCTGGCTACTATGGAGAAAGCCCTTAGAGACGGCTTGAAGATACATTATAAGCCCGCTATTGAGGAGTTTTTCGCCTTTCAGTACACCGATAAGGGCAGAATGGAGGTAGCCGAAGGGTCGCATGACGACTGCGTAATGGCGGCGTGTAAGGCAAACTTCGGTTTTAACGAGTTTAAGGGTGCTGGGCAGGGGATTAAGGTCACGTACCCGACGAGTTGGCGTGGCTGATAGGAACGGAGACCCTAACTGTAAGCATGAGTGGCTTACTATAGAAATCAGAGGAGGTGAAATGAGGAAGGTATGCCACAAGTGCGGAAGGGTAGAACACAAGGAGACTAAATGAAGGATTTAGACAAGATCAAGGAAAAAGTAGACAAGCGAAAGCGTCAATTACAGCCGTTGTTCGACAAGGATAAGGAGAACTACGACCTGTGGGTTGGTAAAGAAGAGAAGTTCGATACTCATCAAATGGCTATCAACATCACAGGAACAGAGATGACGGCGTTAGGGCGTAGAGTCCTGGCATCCTTAGTGCGTTCTAAGTTGGATATTCACGTTCTTTGCCCTGAGCCGATTCCTAATCCTGAAGCTGAGAAAGAGGCCAATCAAGAAGAGAGGATGTACTATCACGGCTTCAATCAGGCTGATGAGAGGTTGGCTATGATGGGTGAAGCTGCCATATTGCCTAGTACGGGGTGGCAATCTGTTGTACCAGGAAGGATTACGGTTAGGATTCTTGTTTATCGGGATAAAGATACAGGCGAGATAATATGGGATTTCCTGCCCATGATTCCGAGCTTGGTTACGTTTGAGTTTGATTCCAAAGGGTTAGCATGGTTTAGATACGAGACATTCCGCAGTCCTGCCTCTGTTTATAGTGAGTATAAGAAGGAAGTCAGGGAGCAGTCCGAAGGGAAGGGTGTCTCGGTAAGCGATTATTGGGACAGGGATGATAATGTCACATATCTGACAGAAGCCAATGAGCTTCTAGAGACAAGGAAACCCCCAGTCAAGGGCGAGGTTCCCGCCATTATTCAGCCTGTTAGTTTAGGCCCGAAAGCGATCACCACCGAAGGGATAGACGTAACAGCGTGGGGGCAGTCTATCTACGATCATGTGAACAAGCCCTTTCGTGATCTTAATAAGTTGCGTTCTATTGTGGCTACTCAGGCTTTTATCAATGCCCAACCACCTTTAGTGGCTAAACATAAGGATGGGATTGCACAAGAGGTAAATGAACAGCACCTAACACGTTACCCTATGGCTGTTATTAACCTGCCTGACTCAGTTGACTTGGAGGTATTGGATACGAAGGATGTCCCCCCCAGTATTTTAACGATGATGGGGGATATTTCAACTGGCATCCAGAGAGCGACTTACACCGACCTGAACCCTGACGTACCGGCTCATTCGGGGTCTGCGTTGAAGATCTTACGTCAGGACATGCAGGACGTTTTGAGTCCTAGAGCAGAAGCGTTGAACAGAACGTACACAAGAATCTGTAGGATGGTGAAGAGGCAGATTCAAGCACAGAAGTTGACCATCCCTGTGAAAACGGTAGTCAACGACCAATACAGTGTTTACGACATGAAGCCTAAGATGCTTGACAACGAGTTTCATGTTGCAGCGGAGTTTATCAGGCAGGACGTTTACGATGAGGTTGAGACCTTACAAGAAGCTCAACTATACCAACAGAACAAGTGGATGAGTCAAGGGTCTATCATGGAGAAGATTCTGAGGCTACAGGACGTTCCTAACGAAATAATGAAGATGAAAATAAGCGATGTCGAGGCTGCTATTCCCGAACTTACGATGCCCGATGTCATTCAGAAATATATTGAAATGGGTCTACCCGACAAGGCGAAGGAGCTTTTAAGGCAGTTCGCTATGCTGGTTCTGGAAAAGCAGACAGCCCTAGAGGGTCAAATGCCTCAACAGGGAGCACCGCCTACTGGACAGGGGGCACCGCCACAAGCAGGGCAAGGCGCACCGCCTGGGCCGACTCCCATGGGAGGCGTTAGATGAATCCTATCAGAGACATGAGAGAACGGTTAGCGGAGAATCTAAGAGGGGCTGCAAAGCCCTTTAAGGGTTATGACGTGGGTTCCTTTGCTCCAACACGCAATAACGAGCCGAGGATGCCGCAATCTACTATCCCGTCTCCTAAAGCTAATTACGACAATGCAGGACGGCCTCCGAAGCAAACTAAAGAAACCCCAATGTATCGAAAGAAACCCAGAGACATTTGGGGAGGATGGCTATAAATGGCAAGAGTTTACAAGATCACAAAGGACGGCAAAGATTACTGGTTCGACGGAGAAGAGTGCCGTAGTAAGGATGCTGCGGTAGCTAAAGTCCCAGACTGTAGGCCAGGTTATAACTGCAAGGTAGTTACGCGCTTTACTGGTGAGTTGAGTGCTGATGAATATATTGCACAGCAGAAGGCAGGTACTTCGGCACAACCTTCTGGTGGTACGACTACAGGTGGTACCACTACGACTACTGACCCGGCTACTGGCATCACTACAGTTAGAAGTGCAACAGTTTCAGCAACGGGGACTGCATCATTGCCGACAGGAACTACTACAGGAGGAGGCACTACAGGTGGAACAACGGGTGGAACAACAGGAGGAACGACTGGTGGTGGAGCTGTAGGGGGTACTACTTATGCTGCGGGTACTACGTCTCCCGTAAGCCCAGAACTTGAGAAGATAATTTCGGAGGCTGTTAATTTAGCAGCGGGATGGGGGGTAGCGGGACCGAATCTCATCCCTGTCATCATGGACTACGTGAGGGCACAGGGGATTACAGCAAGTGCTGATCAGATACAACAGGTCATTGATTATGTAGATTACCTGGCGTATCAAAAAGACCATCCATATATGCCTCTTCCTAAAAATGTGAATGATTTTTTCACTCATCAGGCACAGTGGCAGGAATATGCACCCTTCTATGCCGCGGGATACACGCAAGAGCAGATAGATAGTTATGTTGATTTCCAGGCGTATGCCAGTAAATATGGCAACCTTGAGGATTATCAACCCGCAGACTTAGGGGATTATCTAGCCAATTATGACCAAGCTCAACAGCAGTTGACTGCGTGGAAAACGGAGGCTGGCCCCGAAGCGGCAGGTTTCACTGATGACCAGATACGTGCCTTCAAGGATTACCAACAGTGGTATTACGACTATGGTAAACCTGGTGACTGGATGCCAGTTGATGTTGGCGACTTTCTTACTAATCAAGCAAAGGCTCAAGAACAACTAGCTGTTTGGCAGGGATTAGCAGGAGAGGTTGATGAACATGAGCTTGACCCCGCAGAAGCAGCTCGAAGGCGCGAGGAGGCTTATTCCGAGTCAAGATACGCTGCACAAGAGAGATACCGTGAGCAACCGTTGTATTCCGAAACCTTTGAGAGCTGGATGCAAGGACAAGAGGGGTTTTCGGGTGCGTTGGAGAAATTTATTGAAGGTCAATATCCTAGTCTGCGGACTCAGTTTCAGGGGATTGCAGGTAGATTAACAGGCTTCCCGACAAGAGAAGAGGCGCGGGCTGAGGCAGGGAGTAGGGAAAGTCAATTTCAGGCGTGGCTACCCAAACAGGTTCCTGAGCTTGAACAGAAATACTACGGGCAAACCCCTCAAATGAGAGGGGAGAGACCGTATATGTACCAGCCTACGACAAGGACGGTAAATTGGTAACAGAAGCACCCTGGAAGAATTATACACTTAAGAAGGCATTTAGCCCTACGGCTCAACCTGTTCAGCAGCCTGCTCCTGTTACGGAACAGTCCTCACAGCAGACAACTCAATGGCAAATGCCAGGTCTATATTTGGCTCAACAGTCCACGCAGATTCAACCTCGAATAGCAGGGCCGATTCCTGAATCGCCAAGATTGGCAACTAAGACAACCCCCCTTGCACCAGGATTTGAGGAGCAATATCAAGTTCCTACTGTAAAACTTACACCTACAAAAGATGTGGCGTATGTCGCAGGGGAAAGCCTACAAAAACTCCCTCAACAAATAGCATCTTCGGCTCTTCAAGCATGGCAGGGAGAAGATGGGGCAAGTGTTGTAAATAGGGATTGGGCTGATAAGTATGTTCAACTAGCTCAACAGGATATAAACCAATTTGCAGAGCAGGTTAAGTGGCAATATCCCGATGAAACAGGACTAGTAGAGTTAGCCAGATTATCAGAAACTATGGGCTTCTCCCTAACAGCTATGGGGCCTGGTGTATTAGCAAGTCTTCCCCTGTGGTTAGCTCCTGAACCCACAATGGTAACAAAGTCGGGTGCTATGGCTATTACGGGTGCGTTATCGGGTGTTATCTCGTATCGCATGGCGACATATCAGATAGTCCAAGAGTACCTTGAGTTTAGGGATGCCGAAAAGAGGGCATCAACGGGTCAGGGTTTAACCTTAGAGGAAGAGAATCAACTAAAAGCCGACTTCCACGATAAGGCGGTACAGTATGGTTTATGGGAAGCGATACCAGAGGGTATCAGCAATATGCTGTTCTCCGGCCTCATGGGTAACGCCTTCTCTGGTGCTTTGAATAAAGTAGTAGGGCAGACAGCAGCGAGTCAGATAGCGAGTTCGTTGGGCATGAAGATTGTTACTAAGGCAGGTGCTATCTATGGCGAGGAACTTGTAACCGAGACAATAACACAGAAAGGACAGGCGGGGATAGAGTATGAAGTAGGTCTTAGGGAAGGGAATATAGGTTGGTGGGAAGCCCTTAAGGAAATCGCGCCACAAACCTTTCTGTTGACTACAGTAATGGCTGGTGCAGGGCAGACTATTATCAGCACTAGCAAGGCTGTTTCGAGGATAAAGAACTCTCTCAAGAGTGAGCTAGGCGAAGACCACGCCATGTATGACATCTTAATAGAAGGCGTAGAGTCTGAATTTGAAACCATAACAGGAGTTCCCGCAGCCCTATCAACAGGTGAAGTGGTTTCGGGAAGACCTAGACCTACTGATGCAGAGAATCAGCTAAATTGGCTAAAGACACAACTTGCTAGGGCAGAAGCACAACTTGAGAGAACTACTATGTTTCCTCTTAAAGAAGAAACATCTGAGATACTAGCCCAACAGAGAAATGTAGCAGATCTCAAGAGGCAGATTGCTAACCTAAAGGAGCCTACTGTAACAGGCGGTGAGGTAACAACTACTGCTATGGCAGCGTGGGGAGAGGCTGGTGGATTAGAGGAGTTTTTATCTAGTGACCCTATAGCTACCTACACCGTTCATGTTGGTGGGCGTAAGGTACATTTAGACTACTTTCTCAAGAATGGGGATTGGCCTGAGTCATTTACAGTTAAAGAAGCTGCCGCACTGATGCAGAAACCCGTTGAGTTTGTTCAATCGAAAATTAAAAAGGGTGGGATTGCTACTGACAGAGTCGAATCTGCCTATGTATTAGATGAATTAGCAGAACAGTTTGGTACAACAGAAGAAGGGTTTATACAAAGACTACGAGAAGTATACAAAGCTCGTAGGGAATTACAGTATCAACAGGCTTACGGTGAAATCCCACAAGCTGCTGAAGGGCAATTAGAAGCTGGCTTACAGGCTGATATATTTGGTAAGACTACTCCAGTCCAACCAAAAGCAAAGGGTGTGCCCGTTACCGAGAGCATGGAGGCATACCAGAAACTTCAAGAGATGAAGGGTGAAGCAGCAAAACCTACTGCACCTGCGGTAGAACCTACTGCTAAACCAGTAGTACCCGAAAGGCAACTCCGCAAGAGGATTCACTCTACTGCAAAGCAGAAGCTGTCTCTTATACACATCTCCGAGCCCACGAGACCGTACTAGATCTCGTATGCCGTCTTCTGCTTGAAAAAAAAAA